AATATCTGCAACAGCAGACGCTATCGGCACCTATGGCCGAGCCAAGGAAACAGCCCACCAGCTTGCAAAAGCGCTCAAAGAAATTAAGCGCGATGCAGAATACGCCATGGTTGGTGTAGACCAAGCTGCTGTTGCTGGTTCTGGTGGTGTTGCACGTCAGATGGCATCCGTGATCAACCAGATCACTACAGCTGTAGATGCTGGTGCAAACGCTACTGATGCGTTGACTGAAGCCAAGTTGCTTGAAGCTGGTGAAACAGCATACAACAACGGCTCAGACGTTGACACTCTGATGATCAAGCCCGGTGACGCACAAATCGTTGCTGGCTTCTCAGCATCTGCTGGTCGCAACCGTGAGATTGCTCAAGGTAAGACATTGGTCAATGCTATTGATCTATATGTGTCTCCATATGGCGAATACCGTGTTGTGCTCAACCGTCACCTCAAGACAGACACAGCGCTGCTGATTGACCCGTCCATGTTCAAGACATGCACATTGCGTCCATTCACACGCACACTCCTAGCGAAAAATGGCGACTCAGACCGCCACCACATCGTCGGCGAGATGTCCGTCAAGCACACTAACTTTGGCGATTCCGTGAAGATCACAGGCTTGTCATAAGAACACTTTAGACTTCGGTCTTTAGTTAAGGCTCACCCTTAGAACACATAGGTTTTGCTCTCCTTACTGTGTGCCTTTGGGTGGGCCTTTTTATTGTGGAATTGAAGGAGACCAAAGGGGCTCCCAGTGACCACAAAGTTAATCCAATCGAATACTGACTTCATCCACGAAAGTGACGCTTTAGTCAGAAAGCATACTCAGAATATCACCCAAGCATTCCTAGACGACCTCAAAGACGCTCGTAACGAAAGTACATCGAAGCCTATGGGGGAGTTCCACAAGGTTGCATCTATTCCAACAGTAGTGGCTGAGAAGTGGCTGCGTGAAGGGTTCAATATGTGGGAAGCCACAGGACAAGAGATCATCAAGCGCCTTCAGTCTGAGGACTTAGGGATGTTCATGGCAACCGACAGAAAGGTCTAACAGATGGCTTATAAAACCAAAGGCAAGTTCACGCCCTGCAAGGGATGCAAGACACCAATGACATGCAGCAAATTCGGATGTCAAAAGGAGGCTAACAGCTGATGGGCCTCTACTCCAACATCCACAAACGCAGAGAGAGCGGCAAGCCTATGCGTAAGAAGGGTGCCAAAGGCGCACCCACTGATGCTGCTTTTGCCAAAGCTAAACTCACAGCCAAGAAGCCAAAGGCTAAGAAGAGGACCACCTAAATGAACAAAGGTCAAATTAGAAGCCACTTTAAGGCTCTACTAAACCGCAGCGACTGTAGCGATGCTTTGGCCGATACCTTCATCGATCAGGCCCTCACTCGCATCCAGCGTGTACTGCGCATCCCAAGCATGGAGAAGCAGCAGTCCTACTCAATTACTTCTGGTGTTGCTATCTCACAGGTAGTCATACCATCGAACCTACTAGAGATCATTGACCTCCAGTATGATGGTGTTTCCCTTCTGAGAGTGCCTTTACATGAGATGGCAGCAGCCCAGAAGACAGGAGCTACTGGCAGTCCTGTGTACTTCAGTCGAGAGCGTGAGGTCATCAAGGTCTCACCAAACCCATCCTCTGGTATCATCTACCTCAACTACTACGGAGAGTTCGATGAGTTGACTGATGACACCTCCACTAACGTCATCACTAACATTGCATCTGACCTCCTGACTTACACGGCTCTAAGCTATGCCTCTGATTACTTCCTTGATGAGCGTGGTCCTCTGTTTGACACAAAGTCAGGCCAGTTTCTCCTTGAGCTACAAGACCAAGCGAACTCCGCTGAGACCTCTGGCATGGCTCAAGTCATGCGTCCAACTTCTACCTACACAGATTGAGGTAAACCATGGCATCATCATCATTCTACAGCGGCACTGGCGTTACACCTGACAACACAGATGTTGATCCAGTTGCACCTAGTAACATAACGGCAATCGAAGACAGCAAGAACGCAGCGGCCCTCTCTGAAGCTGCTGCTGCTGCCTCTGCCGCTGCCGCTGCAACCTCCGCATCCTCCATAACTACGTCTGTCACCACAGCCACTACAAAGGCCTCTGAGAGTGCAACGAGTGCCACAGCAAGTGCAACTTCTGCTTCTGCCTCGCAGGCATCCAGAGTTGCCTCTGAGACTGCTAAGGTCGCATCTGAGGCTGCTAAGACAGCAGCAGAGACTGCCCGTGATGCAGCCGCTTCATCAAGCACATCTGCCAGTGCCTCACAAGCTGCTGCATCCACCAGCGAGGCAAATGCAGCGACCAGTGCTGCCGCTGCCTTAGTCTCAGAGAATGCAGCTGCTGCCAGCGCCGCCACGGCCACTACAGAAGCCTCAGATAGCGCAACCAGTGCTGCTGCCTCAGAAGTATCAAACGTGGCCTCTGGCGTTGCTAAGGTTGCCGCTGAGACTGCTGAGACCAATGCCGAAACAGCGCAGGCTGCATCTGAAGCTGCTAGAGATGCTTCTGCCGCCTCAGAGCTTGCAGCTGCGACCAGTGAGACTAATGCCGCATCCTCAGAAAGTATTGCCACAACTCAGGCTGGCATAGCGACAACCAAGGCTGGAGAAGCGTCTACCTCTGCAAGCAATGCAGCAACGTCTGCTTCAGCATCACAGGCATCTAATGTTGCTGCTGCTGCCGTATTGGACACCTTTGAAGACATATACTTGGGGCACAAGTCATCTGACCCAACTGTAGATAATGACGGGGATGCCCTAGCAACTGGCGCACTCTATTTCTCAACAACAGACAATGCCATGAAAGTGTACTCAGGTTCATCATGGCTGGCAGCTTATGCCTCACTTTCGGGTGCTCTTATTGCAACAAACAACCTGAGTGATCTTGCAGATGCAGCGGCAGCACGGGTCAACCTAGGCATCGACACCAACTTCTATACTAAAACACAGAGTGATGTACGCTTTGCAGCCGCAGATGACGCGCTTGCTCTTGCGATTGCTCTAGGCTGATTGAGGGATAACCAATGGCTAATACTTTTAAGAATGCTATCAGCGCAGCGGTAGGTACAGCACAGACCAGTGTGTACACAGTTCCCGGCGCAACAACCACCACTTGCATCGGCTTAACCGTTGCTAACCGCACAGCATCTAGCATCACAGTCGATGTAGAGGTCACAGACACTTCAGCCTCTACAACTGTATTTCTAGTGAAGGGCGCTGCTGTGCCTGCTGGCGGTGCACTGGTCCCAATCGGCGGGGATCAAAAGGTAGTCTTGGAGACTACAGACATCATCAAAGTCACAAGTAGCGCAGCCTCATCGGCAGACGTTATTGTGTCCGTATTAGAACAATCGTAGGGGGCACATAGATGGCTTATATTGGTAATCCACCAGCACCGCAGAACATTACTTCCTCTGAGATAACAGATGGCACAATAGTCAACGTAGACATTGCATCTGATGCAGCTATTGCTGCCACTAAGATTGCTGGTCTTTCTACTGTAGCGACCACAGGTGCCTACAGTGATCTATCAGGTACACCCAGCCTTGTGACCTCCCTTGCTGACCTTGGCGTCACTGCATCTGCGGCAGACCTAAACACGACTGACGTAACCACCCTTGGCACCGTTGAGGCGTCCAAGGTTGTCACTGCGGATGCGAATGGCGATGTTACGTTTCCTGATGGTGACAAAGCCATCTTCGGCGCAGGTGATTTACAGATTTATCACGATGGCAGCAACAGTTGGATAAATGAACTTGGCACAGGCCAGCTTATTGTTGCGGGTGAAGATGTCCGTATTACAACTCCAAATGCTGGTGAATTTATTGCTACATTTGGCGTCAATGGTGCAGCCACACTTTACTACGACAACGCCGCTAAAATAGCCACAACAGCCACAGGTATTGACGTAACTGGCAACGCAACATTCGCAGATAATGGTAAAGCCATCTTCGGCGCTGGGTCTGACCTACAGATTTATCACAGTGGCAACGATAGCCATATTAAAGAGGTCGGTACGGGTATCCTCTTCATTGATGCTTCTAGTCAAATTCAACTCAGAAGTGCTTCCGATGAAATTTACATTCAATGCGTAGAAAACAGTGGTGTCAACTTATTCCATAACAACGTAACCAAACTCGCCACCACCGCCACAGGCGCAGACGTTACAGGCGAACTAATCGCCGACAGCTACAACGAGACCTACTCCGCTGTCACATCCACAGCTAACGCCACCACGGTCAACTGTGAGACAGGCAACTCGTTCAGCCACACGCTTACAGAGAACACCACGTTCACGTTCTCTAACCCACCAGCATCTGGAACAGCTTACTCGTTCAGCATTGAGATCATCCAAGATGCCTCTGCGTCTGGCTTCACATTGACATGGCCTACCTCAGTAGACTGGCCAGCCGCAACTGCACCAACTCTCACAGCCACTGCGTCTGCGAAGGACATCTTCGTGTTCACTACCCGTGACGGTGGGACAAATTGGTATGGATTTACAGCTGGTCAAGCACTCGCATAAGGAGCGCACATAATGGCAACTAAAAAGAAAATGCTCCAAGCCGCTGCTGGTCAAGCTAGTGGCGGTGCTGGTGAACCCGGTCTTGATGTAAATGAAGTATTCTCTACATATCTCTATGAGGGCAATGGTAGTTCTCAGGTTATTGAGAATGGGATTAACCTTGGCCAGTCGTTTGGCAGTGGGTCTGGTGAGTTTGACGGTACTTCTGGAATGTCGTCCACCACTAATACTAATATCTTGGGGTCTGACTTTACTGTAGAAGCTTTTGTCTTTCTGGACTCTTTAACAGGTAGTTTTCAGGACATTATAACATTTGCAGGCTCCCCTAGCTCCTCTCTTCTTATAAACACTTCAAACCAACTTGAGTTTTATTCCTATGTTACGGCTAGCAGCACCTTCCCAGCAGGCCAGTGGGTTCACGTTGCTTTCTGTAAGAGTGGCACTTCATTTAAACTGTTCCAAGATGGGTCTGAGGTTGGCTCTGCCACTGATTCTACTGGCATAGACTCTAGTGCTGGCGTATACATTGGATCATGGACAAGTGTTGCCAGTGAAGTGTGGTCTGGCAATATTTCCAACCTAAGAGTGTCAGATATTGCTAGGTATTCCTCTTCGTTTACTGCTCCTACAAGCAGTCTTGCCGTTGATAGCAACACAGTTCTTTATCTTTTCAACGAGGATAAAAGCTACGATGACCTATCTAGTAGCGGGTTGGCCTTTACAAACACCAGCGGTGTTGATCTAGTAGACTTCGGCCCCTTTGATGCAGCGGAAGCTGGCGAAGGTGGGGCAATCTGGTTTAAAAAGCGTAGCGGAAACGAAGACCACAATATCTACGACACCGAAAGAGGAGCCACAAAGCGCATAAAGCCGAATACAACTGATGCTGAAAACACTCAGTCTAATGGTCTTACGTCCTTTAATAGCGATGGCTGGACTATGGGTAGTTCGGGTAACATGAACCAATCAGGTGACACCTACGT